GATTTGCCAGTTGCAACGGCCGTGCCGGTCCCTGAAACAACACCCACCGATTTTGCTTCTGACTTGCCGACCGCAGTAACGGTGGAATTACCCGAAGCCGACCCCGCCCCAGCCCCTCCCGCCGCCTTCTTAAAGAAGATGAGCATAGCAGAGTGGGATTGCTTAGTAAACGGGAATGAAGCAGTAGTGCTGTAAGCAGTCGATCCGTTGGCAGTTATGTCGATATACGCGCCAGATATGTTGTCGCGAGTTCCGGTCGCCGAAACAGGGCCGGACGACTGTGAAAGAGTAAAGCTGTTAGTAATGCCGGTAAGATCGGCCGACATATCACCGGAAGAATTGGACGACCCCCAAGTAGCCAAACCGAGGCGATCCCCGGCAGAAGGAGTAACAGAAGGAGTTGCTGCACTACCGGCGCTCGATATGGCAAGAGTACCGTTCGAAATATCGTACGGGGATGCGTCGAAAGGACCTGTATATTCTTCCAAGGTCCAGGCTGAATTGGCGGCGGACCCAATGGTATAGTTGACGCTGGTTTCACCGGCTGATATTTTCCACCAGAAATACCCACCGTGGTAGGTTTCCTGCTTCATCCCGGTGGATTGGTTCCACCCGGATGGCGGGGAAGCGGCGTAGTCATCCGCCGCAACGCGAAGAACCAAAAGATTGCCAACAGTAGAAGCGGACCCTAGCGAGGCGGTGACCGTCGCTAGGGTTGAAGTACCCTTCGTTGCTTTTACTGGAGCGCCCAATTAGTCCTCGGTGACAGAAGTCGTCGCGGCAACCAAGCTAGGAGTGACACCATTGCCACAAACGATATTCGGTGTAACAGTACCGGAGTACAAGAGTTTCCCGGCACCAGACGACGCAGTGCCAATACCAAAGTGAGTGACAGTACCAGAACCGCCAGTGCCAGCCGGGAACACAATGTCCGAAACCGGCTTCACCACATTGGCGGTAACGGTCCAGCCGCCCGAAGTACGGGCAACGGCAACGCGGGCGTAGGAGGTATAAGCTACTTCCGACGTATTCTGCGCGCCAGCTTCGCCGGGATCAGCCGTGTGGAGCGACACGTACAAATTGGTAAGCGGCGAAGAAGCGGCGTTATCCGCAATATTCGCAACAGCCGTTGCATTAAACAACAGCTTGAGGAGATCGTTTTCCCAAGTATCACCTTTGGACATCAGCCAAATCCTTTTCGACGCGGCATAGCGAGATTGCTGCCGCTTGCTTTAGACTTAAGATATTCACCATTCAGCGACGAAACAATCGCCGATGCCTTGTCCTCCCAGACTGCTGCCTGATCGTTTTCGATGCCGTACAAAGCAGCAGCGGTCAGCGTAGAGAACACATACAGCCCACTGTAATGCTCCATGAGCCAATTAGGCTCGTCACCGAGTGGGGGAATTTCCTGGAAATAGGTAATTTCCACCGACCGGCCATCGGCGATATTCCCGCCCACCATGAGCAAATTCCCGCTCAACGTGTAATGTTTAGCGTTGTAGTTCGGATCAGGAGGATCGGGCGGGGTGTAAAATTCCGTGCGGCTGCGAAATTTGAGCGGCGAGCCGTCAACGATGCGGACAAAATCGAGTTCGAGCCAATCGGAGGGCAACGGAACACGAGAAGTGGACACCAGTCCAGTATCGATCTGGATCATGTGCTTGCAGCGCAGATTAATCGAAAGGGTCTGCTCAGCCATCCGGGTCCAAGACGTCACAAGCGTGTCGTCGTACTCGTCAGGGCCGTAATCGAGCCACTTCCTGACTACATCACAATGATCGGATAGTGCCGTCATACTTGCCCCTGCCAAATCCTAAAAGCGGAATTATCGGGGTCGTTGAGCCACTTCTTCCAGTCGGCCTCGTCCCACTGCTCTAGGAGCGACTGCTCGTAGACGGTCATCGGAACCCTTGCCACCAGCTTATTGACGCCGTGCGGGTTCTGATTGTCCCTAGCCCTCTTGATCCCTTCGAGGACTTCGTCCATCTCAACCTCGGTGTAAACCTTTAGCTGAAATGGGTTATCGGTATCTACTATAGACGTCCGGCGAACGCCACTATCCTGCCGGTAAACTATCTTGGATTCCATTATAGCATGCCCATGCTGCGGTGTCAATTTATGGTCGGAATGGGGTAGGCTTCGGATTCACCGAAAGGCCGTCTACCTTCTTGGTAAGCTCGTCGATTTTGGTGGATTGCACTTCTACCTTGGTAGAAAGAACATTTACGGAAGTGCGAATGGTGTCAACTGACGCCAAGACCAAATCGGATATCCGGTCCATGCGTTTGCTGCTCTCGGTGACGGCATTTTCAACACTTGCTATCCGAAACGGCAAAGTGTTCAATGGGGCCAATTGGGCGTCAACATAGACTTGACGCTTCCCTATGGCTTCCTCCAACCGTACACGAACTACACGCTCTTCTTCGATCTTAGCGTTCAAGCTGTTGATATACGTGGTTAGAGTTATAACCGCAGTGCCAATTGCGGCTATTGTGGGGACATTGACATTAAACCAACGGATGTTGACTTCTTTGTCCTGCACGGTAGAATCCTGTCCTTCCCCGCTCATTCCCCTATTCCAATTTGCGGTGCGCTAAGCACTCCATTTTTGTATAAACGCCTGCACCACACAACCCAGCAACGGTATCGTCGATTTTATCCTGATCCGCGTCGGTCTTGCCGACAGCGCCAATAAGACTGGTGCCTACGATGCCGCGGGTAGATTCAATTAGATTGCCCTTCATTGCAACTATTGGCACCGAAGTTGTACACGCGCCCAACAGACTTGCAATAGCTGCGCATAGCACGAGCTTTGTCAGCATTCGACGACAATTCATTGATCGCCTCCGTAGTTTTTCGAATACCCTCGGCAGTTACGACCGCCCTTTCCAGCCCCCGAACAGTGGGGTTATCGATGACAACGTTATAGAGGTACAACACCGTAAACATTGCTGCCGCCCCGGCGACCGCCCCGATAACTGAATTGAAATTAATCATGCGAGGGCCTCTGCCAACTTAGCGGCCTTGCGGGTAGCATACCAACGATAAGCAACCCCGCCTGCCGTCATTAAAGCCCCAGCCACAGCCAACACAACGACAACTTTTACGATCCAATCGCCCGCTGACGAAAAAGGAGTTAGCTGATCTTGAAGGCTCTGGATAGTTCCAGCGATGCCACCCGCGCCGACCCCGCCACCTATACTAGCGTCGGCAGCAGCCACGGAAGGCGCTGCCTTAGCGCTTTCGATGGTGGCTTTGGCTTGAACACCTACAAAACTCAAAGCAGGCATTGCAGATCCAGTTGCCCACGCCTTTCCGGTAGCCCGTACCCCCTCAACTCTGGAAGCCCAACCCTTACCAAACGTCTTCCAAGTTTTAAGGGCTTTGAGAAATTTCAGCCGAAGGTCGCAGATGCGAACAATGAGGGCGGGGATATTATTTGCTGCATTTACAGCCGCCAAAGTACCGATCCCAATAACCCCATCAACGACACCCTTATACAACGGGCCAAGGGCACGTTGAAGCCAACGGATTGACTGGCTTGGCCCGGAGTTGACTGCCCCGTCAAACACAACATAATCCAGACCATCGGGAAGATCATCAGCCTTCACGGCGTCCCAATACTGCTTGTCGTAAATCTGCGCGATTTCGATATTGGAGATGTTCTTGACAGATTGTGGGGCGAGATTGTTGCGCAGGCGGAAGGCGTCGTACACCCTCTGAGTCACACCCTTGTTAGTCGGCCCACCGGGGTCCTTGGGGTGGTTCACATAACCACCTTCGTGCACAAGGACCTTTACGAGAGAATCGCGTTCACGTTTCGCTGACATATGGCTCCCCTACGAAAAATGGCCCCGCGCCGAAAAGCGCGGGGCTAGGTTGGTCGTTTGGGAGGAATTAATCCCCGATAACCGCGCCCTGCTTGACGCCGTTAAAGAGAATGTGGGCGAGCGGATTGCGCATCTCGACGCCCCATTCGGCGAGAATCATGCGAGTTTCCGCATCGCCGATCTTGGCCAGCGGATACTGGCGGAAGTTGCGGAAGAACGCAACGGCCAGATACTGCGGGTCCAGGAGCAGCGAAGTATCGGTCGGAATCCAACGGGAAGGCATCACCTTGATCCGGCCGAAGTCGGTGGCGATGATGTCAACCGTGGCGACCACTTCGGTCTTGCCGACCATCACCTGCGTGGTGTCGCGACCATTGAAAGTCGAAACAGTGCGCTTGATGGAAGGTGGAACGATGAGAATCGTCGGGGATGCGCCGTTGTTGTATGCCTGCTGCATCGCATTGCCGACAAGAACCTCGGTCATTGCAACCTGCGAACCACCGGCTACCGCACTGAAAGCATCGGTGGAAACAGCCGGAAGGCCAGAGGTAACGCCGACAACTGCCGCACCGGCAACCGAAGCACGGTCAACGGCGCGGGCAATCCAGTGAGCGATAGCCTCGGTCTTGCGGGCAGTAGGGGTCGAGTCTTCGCCGACGACCTTGGCCTGACGGCCCGACATGATCTTCTCCATGTCGGACTTCAACACCTTGGACTTCATGGCCATCTGGTGGGCCATTTCCGAACCCTTGCCTGCGGCATCCGAAGCTTCCTGCGAGCCAGAAACGGTCGCATCGCGCTTGGAAATCTGGGTCGTGTTCGAAAGGCGGATGGTCGGCTGGCCGGGGGTACGAGCAAGCTCGAAACCTTCAACCTGCGCATTGTTTTCGTCGACGTCCGGGAGGAACTCCGTCTGCCAATCGAAAGTGCGGTTCTTGACGTTGCGACGACGCGCCATCGACATGATAGGCGTGTCGAACGGGTCGATGTTGTAGATGGCGTTCGACAAATCTTCACGATTGCCAACGACACCGTAGGTAGTCATTGCGTTTGCGACTTTAGCCACGGTAGGCTCCTATTTGATGATCTGGGCAAAGACATTGGCCGCATCTTCGATGCTGCCCGTCCGGTTCAACCTCTGTTGTGCCCTGCTCATTCCTTTAGGAGCCGTGCGGTCGCTTCCCGCTCCGAGGTTTGCAGGCTTTCTCCCATTCTTCTGAATGGGCTTTGGTTTGGCCGCCATCATGCGGTCATATTTCGATGCCTTTAGAAGAATCAACAGCATCCTGCTGTCGTAAACTTCCGACACTTCTTTCTCACTGAACCCAGTATTCAACGCCGTGCGGCGCATACTCTTTAGGTCCTTAGCTTTGTCCTCCTTGCTCTTCCACTTTGCAGCGGCAACGAACTTGGGCATTTCTTCTTCGATGTAAGTGAGCAAATCACGTTGCTCAGCTTCATTCGCGTCCTTGACAGCCTTGACGCGAGACTCTTGAATGTTGTCCAGCTTGGCCTTGAAACCTTCATACTGTTTTTGAAGACTCCGGGCCTCAGCCGGGTTCTCCGCAAACAACTTATCCCAATCAGGTTCGGCTGGGATCATAGCCTTCATCAAGTCCTGCGCTTCATCGAGCAGGCCGATGTATTTCTTGCGATCTTCAACAACGCGAACTGCTTCGGTACGAACCACCTTGCGGGATTCTTCGACAGCGTTCAAGCGCTGATGGAAAGTCTCGCTCCGGATATACCCGTCGAGAGCCTCACGAAGTTTCACGGTCTTCGGCGCACCGTCGACCATTACCTCAAATTCCTGATTTAAGGTTTCTTCTTCGTCCTCGTCGTCTTCTTCACCGGGTTTGCCCTTTTGCCGAGGATTCCCGTCTTCATCGAGTTCATCATCTTCGTCCCCGGCGTCTTCGTCAGATTCCTCATCGTCCTCGCCTTCCAAGTCGCCAGCGTCGTTCCGCTCATCGTCTTCGTCCTCCTCTAGAGCAACGGGCGTTTTCTTGGATTTTGCGGGGTTGGGAAGATGATCGCCACCAGCCGGTTCATCGGCATTTTCGAGGAACCCCGGCTCATCGAAAAGAACTTCCGGCTTGGATTTCTGGGCAACGCCGCCGTTGGAGGGAGCGCGTGACTGGTTGTTACCCATCGCGGCATCAAAGGCATTCGCGGCTTGCTCGATTGCGTCACTCATAGTATGCTGCCTTTCTCATGTGCACTATAGCACAGGTTAGTGTGGGAAGTCAAGTATATACGGAATGCTAACTATTGCGTTCCGCTTCGTTTCGGGCCATAGCGGCGTCATTTTCGAGCGCCCTAAGATTTTGTTTAATGTTGTCCAACCCCCGAAGGGTGGAATGGGCAAGTATCCCAAATTCGCTTCCGGGGGTAGTAGTCAATAAATTGGCTATTTGGTCAGCCACGCAAGCATTGATCACACTGTTAAAAAGCGGACTGCCAAGCAATCGCTTAGCCTCATCGCCCACAGCGATGCGTTCTTCGATAGTACGTTTGCCCATGCTGTCCTCTTAATCAGGTTGATTAGCGGCAAGAACCCCTGGGGGTATTTTGACTTCACCGGGGGTAGTCACCTGCGGTTTCGGGTCCATCGCAATATCGAACACTTTGATGGCCGAATCGATATTCAGCTTATCGCGGCGGAAATCGTCATTCTGCTTGGACTTCGACACTTCCAGCGCCAGTTTCTGGTCGGCGTTGTCCTGCTTTGCAGTAGCGATGAGAGTATCCTTCTTGACCTTTTCCAACTCAGCTTGCGCGAGCAGGGCAGCGGGGTCAGGCTCTTGCGGGGTTTCCGCAATCGTCTTCATAATCTCCGGCGTCACTACCTTGAAATAACGTTCCGGGTTCTTGATATTCGCGATGGCGAGGATATCCGCAAGAGTGTTCCGATACTCGACCGGGGAAACAACAGGATTATTAACGCCGAACTTGGTCAGAATATTCTCTTGGGTTGCCTTAACCTCGCCTAGAGCCTGCAGGCGGATCATGTCGCTGCCCTTGCCAAGAGTCGGGTTAATCTCAACGCGAAGATTGGGGTCAAACAACGACGGGTTGACATCGGCCCACTCGCCCCGCAGCATGACGGTGCGCGGAACATTGGGGTTGTTGACAATTTCGCGAACAAGCCCCTTCAGCATAGGTTTGAGGCCAGTTTCAGCGAGAATGCGGGCAATCAATTCGATGCGTTCCTGAGCACCGGAAATAATGGCGTCGATCCCCGAGAGGGCAGTAGACTGCATTGCTTTGGGGTCGAGGCCCTTGGATGCCTCAGTGACGCCAGTACGACTTGCACGAACCTTGTCAAGGTAGTCGATAGACACCTGTACTTCTTCCCCCGCGTAAGGGGTCTTCGAAAACGCCACAGCG